TATAAATAAAAAAGAAGAACTTACAGTTTATTACAAAATAAAAGAGTATATTAACCATTAAACAACCACATTGATAACCGACATACTAACAAGCAAACACAATAAATGGATAAGCTACTGCCGTAGTTGGGGGTGTAATCCTGACACATCAGAGGACTTGGTACAAGAGATGTATCTTAAACTCCTAGTGCTTATACAAAACGGAATAGATATCTCGTATAAAGACGATATAAACGACTTTTATATTTATAAGGTGCTTCGTAGTATGTTTTTAGATTTATGCCGTAAGGAGCAGCGTACACAAGTTGTAGACCTAACAGACGATTACATAAAACACTTAATAGAAGAAAAGACAAAGGTAGAGTTGGAAGATGAGAAGATATTTGAAGAAGCCTTTGACAAAGTAAACGAAGCACTAAATGAGATGCATTGGTACGACAAAAAGGTATTTGAACTTGTACAGGACACTAACAATATATCTGCACTATCTAGGGAAACCAACATAGAGTATAGAAGCCTTTACAATACCTATCAGAAAGTTAAACGCAAAATAAAAGATAAGTTGTGAATGCAAACATATATACAGAGATTTAGCTAGAGGAAGCAAGTTGAGTATAATATATTAGATCTAATACAAACAGAAAATATGCCTAGATAGCTGTATAAGATAAAAAAAGGCTATTGATAAAGATTACAAGATTTATTCATACCTGATTATATACAAAGCAGAGGATAGAAGTTAAGTCAGACGAGAAAAGTAAATACACAGGAAATATAGTAGTTGAATTGAATTTGATGGTAAGCCATCTGCATAAAGCACAACTAAAGCTGATTATTGGAGTTTGGTATGATGGAGAGTGAATAACTTATTATTTAAACCAAAAGACATAGTAACTTGGTACTAGAAGATAAATAATTTAAAACTGTTTGTAGTTTTGTAGGTAAGGGAGATGTAAAAGAAAGAAGAAAGCATATTTAGATTAAAAAAGATATGTTATAATAAATACGCTATAACTAAAAAAAATATAAAATGGGATTAGGAGATTTAGTATATTACATAACCAAGTACACAGGTATAAGATATGTTTACAAAAAGATATATCCTGACTGTGGGTGTGATGACCGTAGAAAGAAGTGGAATGATATAGAATTATAATATGCCAAAAGGAAAAATGAGCCAACACCAAGTATGCACAATGGCAGGTATTTCTTGCTACACTTGGAAACAAATTAACAAACGAGCAGTATAAATTTGTATGTGAGATACACGCTGATTTATTTGCACACCCTTACCACGAGCCTTGTACGTGCAGCCCAAAACGCATAAAAGAATGGATAGCACAAATAACAAGGATATATGAAACTGGACTTAATACATAGTTTTGAGAAAGCCCTAGTTACTGCTCTTAACCTAGATGGATGGAGATTGGTACACACAGGGGAAACTATGCTACCATACGATGCACAGGGTATTACTCCTAAAGGATTAAAGTGTGTTATCGAGATGAAGTTTAGAGATAAGTACTATGAAACCAAAATACTAGAGGTTGGTAAGTATAACAATCTTATGAAGATGGATAGCGATATTCAGAAGTTTTACTTTGTAAATGACCCTAAAGGAAACTATATGTTTTGGCTAAATGACCTAAAGGATTTAAAGCCTGAAGAACTGTATTGTCCTAAAACTACAATGTGGGAAACGAGCAAAAGAAAAAAAAGTGTATATTTGTTACAAGAGAAACAAGCTATAATAACAAACATATATGAATAATAAAGATTTTATTGCTATGAGTTATAAAGAACGCATAGACTATTTCAGAGGTGTAGGGTGTAAGAACTACATTCAATATTGCTATGGATGATGACCATCCTTTATGCATAGATGCAAACGATTACCTAGACGAAAAGAATGAATAAGAAACGAGCAAGTCAATCAGCAAGAATACAAGAACTAGAACAGCATATAGTTAAAATATATATGATACTAGAACAAGTAGTAGAACAGCTAAAAGAGACAAGGATGAACAGGGAACTACTAAAACTTAAATTTCAAGGAGATTTTACAGCAGCTTCTCACATTATACAGAAGTGGTTAGAGAAAAGCCCTGACAACAAAGAACTGAAACACGTTACAGAGTATTTGACAAACTCCTATATTTATGCAACAGCTTGTGAGATGCAAATAAAAGAAGCCAATGCAATCATAAACAGATTAAGAGAGAAGCGAGATAAGTATAAAGACCTTGCAGACGATTACAAAGAACTATACGAGAAACTACAAGAGAAAACATTATAACAAACATATAGATTATGATAACATTACTAAACGGAGAGAAGTGGGATAGGCAAGAGTTACTATCTAAAATGGATGATGACAGCTTTTACTATGGTCATTTAGGTAAACACGCATTAAGTAGCAGTAGTATTAAATTGTTACAGACAAGCCCAAAGAAATATCACTACATTACAAAGTACAGTAAGAACGAAACATCTCCTGCTTTACGTGCAGGGCATTTATTCCACACAGCTATATTAGAGCCTGAAAAATATAGCGAGATAAAATTTATAGACGTACAAAGTAGAAACGCTAAAAAGTTTAAAGATGCTGTTGAGGAGTATGGCGAATGTTTTACAGCAAAAGAGCGAAGCGAAAACGAAAGGTTAATAGATGCTTTCTTTAAGAATGAACAAGCCTTACAACTTATTACTGATTGCAAAACAGAAGTGCCTGCTATTGGTAATATAGATATGATGCCATTTAGAGGCAAAGCAGATGTATTAGGTAAGCAGGGTATAGTAGATTTAAAAACTACAACCGACATACGAGCATTCCCCTATTCAGCTAAAAAATACGGTTATGATATACAAGTTTATATATACTGCCAATTATTCAACATACCTTACACAGAGTTTACGTTTATAGCTTTAGACAAAGGTACACTAGACATAGCGATATACGATGTATCAGAGGACTTCTATTTAGAAGGGAGAACGCAAAACACTTGAAGCAATAGACAGATACAAGATGTTCTTTATAGAAGATGCAGACCTAGATAGTTACACATTAAGAGGTACACTATGAAACGATTTATAAGCGATATGGAAACCATACAACTAGCCATCAAGCTAGGAGATTATGAAGATGCTTTAGAAATGCTACAAGAGGTTAAAGAAGAAATGATTATATTAGATGCATTAAATTATGAATAGAGAACAAATAGCATACGAGAAAGGATACAGAGTTACTAAAGGTGGGGACTTGTTAAACCCTAAAGGGACAAAAATAGGTTCTATAAATAATTACGGATATGAAAAGACTACTATAATAATAAACGGTAAAGGTGTTGTTATTAAAACGCATAGATTACAAGCATACCAAAAATATGGCAATAAATTATATGAAGATGGTATTGTGGTTAGACATTTAAATGGTAATTCTTTAGACAATTCTTTTAGTAATATATTAACAGGTACACAAGTAGACAACCTTAAAGATATACCTTTAAAACAAAGACAATTAAATGCATTGCAATCATCTTACAAAAGGATTAAGCACCCTAAAGAACTTGTTGATAAATTAAAAGAAGAATACAAAGTGTTAAAAAGCTATGCTAAACTATCAAGAAAGTATAATTATGTATCCAACAGTGATATGGCAATTAATAAATCAAACGCAAAGTATTTAAAGATGCGTAAGACTACACTAATAAAAAGTTATGCCTACTTTAAAGGGCGAACTACAAAGAGCATACGAAAACACAAACGAGAAACTAATAAACTATTATACAGATGAAATACAAAAACTTCTTACTAAATACCTACACAAAGAAACAGGGAGAACATACAACACCTAAAAACTTTGATTGAGAAGCAAACAGGAAAAGACATAACAATAAACACTAGACACAGAGAAATAGTATTCGCAAGAAAGATATACTACAAGATACTTACTCTTACTACCAAGATGAGTTACAAGTCTATTGGAGACACACTAGGGCAGACACACGCAACTGTAATACACTCACTAAACAACTTTGATTGGGATTACAGACCATAACCCTGCATTTAAAGAAGCATACGATAGAGTGTATAATACTGTACACTAAAAAGGGTACTGTTGCTACTGTTGAAACAATGGTGTACGAAAACAGAGTACTAGAAGAGAAGATAGTTGAACTAAAAGGGCAGATAGACGAATTGAGAAACGAGTTAAAAGAAACACGCAGTAACAATATAAGACCTAGAAACCAAGAAGCAACTATATACAACGCATCAGAAACAGTAATACTATGAAAAAAGCAATACACATAATAGCAATTATATGGGCTATCTTTCTAACAATAGGAGCAATAGGTGGAGCGATTGAAATAATAATAAACTTATGAAAATAAACCACACAAAAATATTAGCTTGGATAGTAATAGGAATTATAACAATAGCTATTTGGAACAGCATATATAAATTAGTGTTTTAAAAAAGTAAACTAATTACGTTATACTTATAAGCGGTTTACATAACTTAATACGCTTAACTATGTACGACACTAAAGAACTAGAAAGAAAATCACTAGAAGCCATTAAAGAGCATAAACTGATGTTTATAGAACACGTAGTTGCTTATTTACCCTGTTCAAAGCCTACTTTTTATGAGCATAAACTTAACGAACTTAACAGCATAAAAAAGGCAATAGAAGAAAATAGAACTGTTAAGAAAGGTAGCGTTACTCTAATAATTGGATTACAACTGAAGCCGCACCTGTATTGCAAATAGCAGCTATGAAGATGATTAGTAGTGATGAAGAAGCACACAGGCTAAATGGCACAAAGCGTGAGATAAAGCACGACACAAAACAAAAGAGTTTTAAGGTAGAAGTGATTGACCACAATACAAGTAAATAAAGTATACAACCATCTAACCAACTCTAATAGGAAGATAACATTAGAAGTAGGCTGGAACAAGGAGCGGTAAGACATACAATGTTCTGCTGTGGATTATTCTACACTATTGCCAACACAACGAGAACAAAACCGATTACTATATGCCGTAAGACATTCCCTGCTGTACGTGCTACTGTGATGCGAGACTTCCTAGAGATACTCAAACGTATGGACTTATACGATGAGCAGCACCACAACAAGTCAAATCACGAGTATAAGCTAGACAGTAACCTCATAGAGTTTATATCATTAGACCAACCACAAAAGGTAAGAGGGACGTAAAAGAGATTTACTATTTGCCAATGAGATGAATGAACTGACATTTGAAGATTGGCAGCAATTAGTATTTAGAACAACAGACAAGATAGTAGGAGACCTTAACCCTTCTGACGAGTATCATTGGATATGGGAAAAGCTAGAGCAAAGAGAAGATGTAGAAATATACAACACTACTTACCTAGACAATCCATTCCTAGACGATAGCATAAGAAGCGAGATAGAACTACTAAAAGACACTGACGAAAACTATTGGCGTATATATGGACTTGGGCAAAGAGCAATTAGCAAAGCAACTATATTCAAATACACGGAGATTGATAGCATACCTGATGATGCACAGCTTGTGGCTTATGGGATGGACTTTGGATTTAACGACCCTACTACACTTGTTGCGACATACAAGAAAGACCACAACCTATACTTTAAAGAAATGCTATACAGGTCAAAGATGACAACAGAGGACATACACCAATATCTAAAAGGAGTAGAGGTATTAGGTATGACTTATGCAGATAGTGCAAGACCTGAAATAATAGAACAGCTGCGGAGGTACGGACACAAGGTGATGAAGTCTTATAAAGGTGCTAATTCTGTACTAGCAGGGATAGACCTACTTAAAAGATACAAACTCCACGTAACAAAGGATAGCGAGAATATGATAAAAGAATTCAGAAGCTATAAGTGGAAAGAAGATAGAGCAGGTAGAATAACTAACGTACCCGAAGATTTACACAACCACACATTAGATGCAGCTAGATATAGTTGCTACTCTATATTAAGTAAGCCTAACTTTGGTAAGTACTACATACATTAGTTTTATAAACATTTGGTTAATTAAAATATTGTTTATATATTAGCACTATAAAACAAACATTATGATAACAGAACTAGAAGATTTACAAAAAGAGGAAAAAAGAATTTTTTGGAAACTTATAGACCTTGAAAGAGATGGCAAAGAAATGACACTTGATTATAATAAACTTTTATATAAGCAAGAATGTGTACAAACAGAAATAAAAGACTTAAAAGGGATGACCTATTGGGAAAGGGTTGATTTAAGGAACTTCATACTCGACTTTTATGAAGCGTAAGATAGAAAACTTTATATTTGACACAATAATATACGTAGCTGCTTTTGGACTAGTATGCACGTTTTGCCAACTATGCGCTCACGCTGATAAATGGATGGGGTTATGAAAGATTTAAAACTTTTTATAGTGGTTATTCTGACACTAACATTTTTAGTTTGGTCTAAACATTACTTGGGGATATGATAGTAGAAATAGGAAACAAACACTTTAGAGATACAGGGGAAACTATGCAAGAGGTATATTGGAATGAAACCTTTGAGGAGTGGACACCTGTACTATGGGAGCAACAAATGGAGATATGAAAAAGACCAAGAAACAAATAGAC